GTTTGTTGTTTGTTTGTTATATCTTGGATTTGACATATTGTTCTCCTTATTTATTTTTGTTTATATTTATCTCCAACCTTTTTTTGCTAGTTTAGGTTTGCCTTTTTTAACTAGACCGCCTTTTGCAAAAGATCCTTCTGTGGCTGTTCTTTTTTTAGCTACATCGTTTTGTACCATTTTTATAAATCTATCTGCTTTTGCTTCAACGTCTTTGAAGCCTTGTTTTTTAAAACTTCTTGCTAAATCTTCTTTTGGATTGTTAGATATATTTTTATATTTTTCTTTTATCTCTTTTTCGGTTTTAGCTACCTCTGGTCCATCAGGTGTTCCATAGTTTTTATTTTTTGGCATTTTATTTTCCTCCGTTTTTATTCATATTTATTACATCTGTAGCCTTAAGTCCATATATAGCTGCCACTACTGAAACCCAGAGGCCCACTATCCACCAAGGCATTTCTTGTAATTTTTGAAAATACAAGTCAATCTTCTCCTGCATTTTCTCATCTTCTGCAAATACAGAATATGCCAACAAAAACAATGGCGAAGAAATTGTTAAAAGTACAAATTCGTCCTTCCAGTCGTTTTTCTGATTGTCTGCAATCTTTCCAGAAAATTCTATTTCACCTCTTTTCATCTTTTCAATGTGAAGAAGTTTAGCTTCTGACATTGCAACGTCAGCTGCTTTTTTGTTTTTGTAAATTTCTAGTCCAGCTTTGATCCCTGAACCAAATAGTCCCCAGGGAATCATACTAGTACCAAGTTGCTGTTTGTTTTCTAGCCTTGCCAGTACCTTTAACAGTTGTCTTATCACCAGTTGCAATGTAATTTTTGCCTCTGATGCTAGTTTCACTTCTTGGATCTACGATTAGATTTTCAGAAGGAATTTTAACTGCTTTGCTTTTTTTGTAGTTTTTCATACTATCTCCGTTTTTTGCTTTTACCAGCTTCTGAAAGAGCTATTGCAATGGCCTGTTTAGGGTTTTTTACAATTTTCCCTGACTTACCGCTGTGAAGTTTGCCAGATTTAAACTCTCTCATTACAGTTTTAACCTTTTTTTGTGAGTTTGTCATTTTTTTTCTCATTAATCATCTACCTCTACGATTGCAGACTGCATTCCTGACTTAGCAAGAGATACACCTGCTCTTAATTTAGCTAAATCTTCGTTTTGTTCTAGTTTTTGTTCAAAATTATCTTTAGCTTGTACTAATTTAGCCCGATCAAGATCAACTTTAGACTCATCTGCACGTTTTTTACGTTCATTTTCCATTGCTCTAAGATCTATTTCTCTAGACTTTAACTTTAATAAAGGATCAGAATCAAATTGTGATGTAATTTCTCTCTCTTCCTTCATAAATTCCTCTGTCATTTCAGCAACAAGAATAGCTTTTCTAGCTTCAATCTGTTGAGTTAAAGCTTGAAGTTGTTGTGCTACTTGTGGATTGGTTTGTGCTTGTTGTTGCATCATCATCATTTCTTGCATTTGTTCTCTAAACTCTAATTGAACTTGTTCTTGAGCCATTAATGAAATGTGTTCTAAACAATTTTTTTGAATAGAAGCCATAATCGCAGGATTATTTCTAACTATATTAGTAGACATAAAATTTAAATGCGCAGTCATATGTGCTCTGTGATCCTGACCTGGAAAAGCTTGAAAAGGTTTTCCTGCTAATGCATCAATGTGTTCTAAAGATGGGTCTTTAGGCATTGGAGGAGTTGGTGGTGGTAAAACTTGATCAATATTTTTTACACCTAAAGCTGAATACATATTTCTATAAACTGCATAAAGATTATGTAGTTGTGGATTTGATGTAGCTAATTGTAATTCTGTTTGAGCAAGAGTTATTCTTTGAGACATAGAAAAAATATTTGGATCTGCAACAGGTAAAATATCTACTCTATCATCAAAGTCAGCTTGTTTAATTTCACGTGAACCCCCTACAACATCGTATGGATAAACTGGAGGTAAATAAGTTGAAATAACTTTTGCTAATAATTTAAATTCTTGTTTAAGTGCAGTGTATAATCTTTTGTGAATTGCCGACATAACTTTTGATCCTCTTTCAAGAAGAGCAATAGTTGTACCTACAGCTGCATTTTGATTTCCATCTCCAACTTGCATTTCAGTTATAGAAGCAAATCTTTGACCTGCTTGTACTACAATACCCATTAAGGCTAATAAAGTTTGAGAAGGTTCTTTGTAAGGAAGTGGATAGAAAGCATCTCTTAAAGATCCACCAGGTGCATCTACATCTTTAAATTCACCAGGTTGAATTGGAGCAGCTTCATCTCTAACTCTAACACCCCTTTGTTTAAATCCTGCAGGTAAATTGGAGAGTGTACCTGCATCTAATAATTGACGAAGTGCAGAAGTTGCAGTTCTAGATAATCCGCCAATCATATGTATTAAACCAAAACCATAGAAACCTAAACCTGGTAAAAATTTGAAATGAACGAAATATTGAATTTTATTTTTTCTTGGATCATCAGGTTTATAATTTCTTCTTATTGATAAAATTTTTCCAGATGTTTCTTCTACTGTAACAATATATGGAAGTTTAATTCCAGTGGGCTCACCATTTGAATCTAAGTCTTCAAAACCTTCTAAATCTAAATTTATATGACATTCTAATAATGTATAAACATCATCAGGTTTACCAGTTTTTTTAGTTCCTTCTAATTCTCTTTCCTTTTCCTCTACTTTGTTTTCAATTTGAGCAGGTGGTGCAAGTTCTATATCTTTATAGAACCCAGAGACTTGTTGTTTTCTTAAATCGTTTTCAGAAATTTTAATTTGATGTATGATTGATTCCGCATCGTCTAATGAGGTAGCCGTGTACGGAACAATCAAATCATCTGCTGGAACAAACTTAGAAACTGCTCGTCCTAGTAAATCGTCATAATAAACTTTTTTAAATGAAGAACCTGAAAGTGGTAAATGAAATAACATTGAATCAAACTCTGGTTCATACTCTTGCATCTGATCCATGATTTGATAATTCATGAATTCTTTAACACGTTGAGCTTGTTGTTCTTTTTGTGGATCGATGGCACCTAAGATTTGAGTTCTTACTGGACCATCACTTGGTAATAATTCTTTATAAGCCATTGCTTGAAACTGTGTAACAGCTTCAGCTAAAACTGGATGAGTTGCACCACTTGCTCCTTGAAATGGTTCTGTTCTATTTTCGTATTTGAAACCTAGTAAATCTAAACCTTCAGTGTAAGTTTGTTCCCAATCTTTTCTGGACATTTTATAGTCCATGTAATTATTTTTAAGATCATTACCGATTGGATCTAAAACATTATCCGGTAATAAGTCTGCTAAATTATCATAGTGATTTTCTGTTCCTGGAACGTTAACCGCTGATGGATCAAAATCAATTGTAACTCCACCGTCTTCTTCTGGAGTAACTTCTACTGGGCCTTTTTCAGGAGTAAGTTCTTCGACGTTAACTTCTTCAGCGATTTGCTCTTCGCCTGGAATATCAATCTCTGTTCTTACTTCGTTCGGAAGTGCTTTGTCTATGTCTGCCATTTATTTTCTCCAATCTTACTGTTCTAACTTGTTTTAAGGGAATATTCAAGCCTTGTGGATTTGGTCCTCTTAGTGGAGGTGTAGTTGTAGTTAGTTTTTTCAATAGTAAATCCGTTTTCGTTTAACCGTATTTTGTTCTTCTACATAGTCTTCAGGATGCTGAACAAGACCACCCTGTCTAAATCGCATGATCGCTTGTGTCGTAGAGTCCACTAAGTCATCGTGATCACCATATGGAAATGCGGCACACTCTTCAATAACCTCTTCTGCAAATTTTTGCTCGGGAGCCCATATTACACCAGATTCAAAAAGGGGTGCACATGCATTTACTCTCACATGTTTATCATTTCCTTTGCTCGGTGTAAAGTTAACAACTGGTATATCCATCTTACGTAATTCATAAGTTAATGGCAATCCAGAGGCTTTAGACTCAATAATTACCGTTTCAGGATTCCAGTATTTATATTGATCTAATGCTAAACGCCTTAGTTCAGGAAACTCATATCTACCTTTAACGGCATCAAGTAATATCATATTGGCCCCTGAATCTTGATCCGGGTAAAAAATACCCCAAGTCGTAATGGCAGAATAGTCAGCCGTTTC